TCAGCAACGATCTCGATGACTTCGTGCGGCAGCTGGTTGTAGTGCGCCGGGTGATCAATCATTTCTTTTTCTTCAGTCATGGGTGAATCTTTTCTTAGAAGGGGATGTCTTCGTTCACGAACGTATCGTGTGCCGGCGCTTCATCTCGCTTGGGAGACTCGAACGATTCGGCTGCGGACTTCTTCTTAAGCGTGCGGTCCGACAGAGTCTTCAGCCGGGCGTCCACTGCCTTTGCTTCCGGAGCCTTCTCGAGAATTTCCCGGGCGTTCATGCGGGTGTCGGCGTCGAACGGCGTGAGGAGCTCCATGTGGAACGGGTACTTCTCATCAGACGGATCATTCACTCGCTGAAGGATCACGCCGATCTTCTTTCCTTCGAGATCATGGAAGCGCTCAACGTCCTGAGAGTTACCGGTCGAGTACTTAATGACGCCCAGCGTGGAAGAGATCGAACGCTTACGAAGAACCGTCATCACCGCGTCCACAATCCCTCGAGCGAAAGAGTCAGATCCATCCCGCTTCGTAATGCACATATTCAGACGAGCGGAACGCCCGTCGTTCGCGAAGAAGTTGAACACCATGAAGCCGGCACCCGACCTCGTGGTGTAGTAGTACGCGTCATGGAACTGACCGATATAAGCGCCGGATTCCGTGATGGCACTGGGGGCCCGGCAAGATTCCTTGGCGCGATCCGCGTTAAGAGTGAAGTCCATTTGTTTTCCTTTTAAAAATGGGGATTACTTGATTCGAAGAGACGCCGGACCGGTCACCAGCTTGGCACCCGGGATATCAACGCCATCCTTCAGCGCAATCTTCATTGCGGCTTTGCTGAGTTCTTTCTTGACGATGTAGAACTTCTCAGGGATCTGCTTCTCGTCGTAGATAGAGACGGTCGGCATACCCTTGGCAACCGATACCTTGCAAAGCGGGTTCTCGGCTTTGACGAGTCCGTTCTGCTGCATGTGCTGAAGGGCATAGGACTTCAGCCAATCAGCGCGGGAATTGAGGGATTTGGCTCGGGCGGAAAGCTGAGCAGACGCTTCCTTGCATGCCTCCGCGTTAGCCTTGAGTTCCTTGACGTAGAGACCGATACCGCAGATCTTCTCTTCGAACTGTTCGTGAAGAGCGTCGATCTGGGCGGCCGCTTCGGGGAGAATTTCACCGGTATCTTCATCAACCGGAAGGTTTTCGAAGAGTTCCCGGATACTTTCATCAAGCTGATACAGCGTTAGTTTTGTCGCCATTGGTGACTCCGTAGTAAGTGCAGATAGCTTTGTCGACAGTAGCCAGGTCGTTCTCGATTTCTGCCGTTTCGAACATCCCCATAGGAGACTTGACGGTGTCTGAACCTGAGTTCTGGGTGCTGAAGTAGTACTGGCCGTTCACAACGTGAGTCCGAAGAACAGTTGTGAACATGCCCTCGACCACGATCTTGTCGTCGAGGAGCTTTCCCAGTGTTTTGATCTTGGTGTTGCCGAATTCGTCGGTAGTGGTGTGAGCGAGGATGTAGACGCGCTTGTCTCCATCGAGCTGAGAGGCGGCCTGGCAGATATCAAAGCCGGCACCGCCGATCGCGTTGAACTTGTCGAATGACTTCTCATCCCGCCGAGCCATATACATGTTGGCGAGGATGTACTGCCAGTCATCAACCACGATGATGTCGGCCTGAGACTTTTTCATAGCCGCCACAATGATCTTGGGATCATCTGTGACGTAGATGTTCCCGCCATTGTTCCCGCTTTTGGTGAATTTCCTCTCGAACCAGCCAGTGGGCTTGAAGGGGAGTGGTTTCCTAGTCGGCTGAATCAGAAGCGTTCTGGACGGATCCAGATTCCTCAGACTCGCTGTTTTGCCGGTGCCGGATTCGCCAAGAATTAGTGTTGCGTAACTCATTGCTTCTCCATAAAGATCCAACTTGAAAAAACCGACCGTTGTGTTTCAGTAATGCGGAGCGGTTTTTCGTTTTTATCCATCGCAGACCTCAATTGATCGAGAACTCGAGAATCCCAAAGAAGGACAGGAGCACGGCCGTGATCAGGAAGAGGGAAGCGAGCGAAATAGCTGCTTCAGCGATCCAGAGAAAGATTTCCCGGGCGGAGTCTTCATGCACCGTCAGGTTCTGAGTCACTTCGCGTTCACGGAGATCAGACTCGTACTGGTCGTAATCGGCGGGTCTGTAAGTCATGTCTTTTTCCATGTCTGTCTCCTGTTAATCGATCAGCTCGCACTCGGCGGTTGCCACGCCGCCTGAACGAGTCTTTACCCTGCGGCGTACGCGGAGCCCGCCCTTGGTCGTTATCGAGTCTTTTATTTCCTTTGCCTCGTCGTCTGCTGGCATGAGCGCCCTGATCTCGCGGGTAAAGTCCCCGTAGGTCAGGGGCTTCTCCTGTGAGAAGGTCCCATAGATATCCGCGATATCGGAGGTGATGCTGATTCGGTAGGTGTACATGATGGCTCCTTGAATATTTCACCAAAGTGTTCTTATCTGATAAATATATTAACCTAAGTTAATTCAAAAGTAAATAGTGGAGACGCAAAAACCTCCTCTTTTGTCAGAGGAGGTTAAGGGTGAAGTAAAAAAATCTTTTTTACATCAAAGATCAAGAAGCCTCATACTTTTGACCACTCGCCCAAGAAAACGGACATTTCTGCCATCGCCGGAATGGACTTCAAACGGCGTATAAACCGGGTTAGAGCTTATGAAAATAAGTTTCCCCGGAGCCCGTTGCACTCGCTTTATAAATAGCTCTGAATCAATGAGAACCGCATAAATTCCATCACGGATTAGAGAAGTATCGGAGGTATCTAAAAATACAGCGTCCCCGTCTTCGATGTCTGGGGACATGGAATCGCCCAGTGATGAAATGATTTTTATATTTCCCGGTTTAAAGTATGAAAAATGCCGGCTGAACCACTCGGGAGAAACAAGAAGCTGGCGGATTTGAGGGATTTCTTCAAAATTCTCTATACCAGTGCCGCATGAGCCTTTTATGTCGATCAGGTCTAATTTGATGGAATTTTTTATAGCGGCGACTCCGACCCCGTCCATTAGCCACTCGGGAGAAACGTTAAGGATGCGGCACGTTTTAATGACGTCATCATATCTGGGCGCCAGCGTTGCCCCGTCTAACCATTTCTTTATCCCCGCCGGGGATAGCCCAGTAGCTCGGACTAAATCAGCAGCCAAGACACCTTTTTCTTGCATCACTTGCTTTAGGCGATCATTCCAGCTAGTCATGTTTGCCTCTCTGTAAATATTAACTTAGGTTATGCCATTTCTTCCCTTTTGTGCTTTACTTTATTATTAACTTGAGTTAAATTATTAAAGAAGAAAATTTACTTCGGTGAGAATATGACTGAGTTAGACGAAAGGCGAAAACTCGCTTTTAGGGAAATAAGAGAGGAATTCAACTCACTTACAGAGATGAGCCGCGCTTTCGGGGTTTCTTTGCCTGCAGTCTGGAAGTGGAAGAAATTCGGCATCCCAGAGAGCCGGCTTCCGTACTTCCGGCTTAAGTATCCGAAGCTTCAAGCGTGGAAAGGGCTCCCGAGAGGCTTCTAAATGCACGGCTACAAAGCGACCGATTTTGCTTGGGAGGCGCCCGTGACCTCTTCGTCTGAACGCCTGGTGATTCTTGCCTTGGCGAAGTTTTCGGACGATGCCGGACGGTGCTTCCCGTCTGTAGAAAAGCTAACAGCGATTACGCACTTGAATCGCAAGACAGTTTTTTCAGCTCTGAAAGCTCTTTCCCAAAGCGGGGTGGTTTCAGCTCAAAAAAGTGAGAGAAACGCAAATCGGTACCAGCTTAATTATGCCCTCTGTCGTACCGAAAACGGTACTACCGAAAACGGTACTACCGAAAACGGTACGGCAGTAGTACCGAAAACGGGACAACCAGTAGTACCGAATTTGGGACACAAACAGATCAGTGAACATATCAATGAACAAATCAGGGAAGAGCCCCTACCTCCCCCCTCGCCTGCGGCGAAGCGGGAGGCACAGACACACCTCTTCTCGCTCTCCGAGATCCCGGATGCTTGGAAGGAATACATCGAAGCCGTACGTCCTGATTTGGATCCTAAGAAAGTCTTTACTGACTTCAGGTTCTACTGGGAGAACGGCAGAGGTTCCTCCACCAGAAGGTCAGATAAAGGCTGGACGCAAAGCTGGCAGACATGGGTAAGGAGAGAGAAAGAAGCACAAAGAAGGGAAGGAGGTCAAAGAAGAGGAGAAGAGTTTCATCCTGGGGACCTGGACACAACAGGCTTTAGGGACATGTTCAGGTGAGTGTGAGGGGCAAAGGTGAATGAGGATGATCGAAGCGAATTGCCGAAAGCTTGGAGAGTTCGTGATTGTTCTCTTCCAAACCGAAAAGGAAGCACCACCATTCGATGGTGATGTGGTGAACATCCTTCCATCGGACAGAGTCGAGATCATCGATTGGTCTTTTCTTTGTGACCGAAAGGTTCATGTTCTGGCAGTCGGTGAGGATTCAAAGAATTATTCGGTCGGTTCTCTTGGTGACCAAAGAATGAGGCAGTGCATGAAAGAAATCCTCGCGGCAAGTCCTGCCATGGTGGTTTTCTCAGCCGAAGGACACGAAGGAACCGTGAAGGGCTTTATCAAACGTTTCAGAAGGAACACAGATGGGAGCAGCTATGCAGAGTTTTGAATTGAAGCCGGAAGAGGTGAAAGGCTTCTGGTCTGGGAGAAAGCCCTCGCCAGATATCATCCTTGCCGCACAGTTTCAGTCCGAAATCATGGAACGGGTCGAACATCAGGCGGCGTCCGCCGGAGAACCCTGCCCGATCATCCCCAGGTTCCGGCTCAGGAAGGGGGAACTGACGATCTGGGCAGGCGGTAACGGTGACGGCAAGTCCGCCATGATGTCTCAGATTGCCCTGTCGATGATGATGCGGGGAGATTCAATCTGCATGCTGTCATTCGAAATGGAGCCGCAAAGCACGATCCTTCAGATGATCCGCATGGCTTACGGGCGCCGTCTTTCCCCGAACGAATCCGGGAAGGTGGAGAAGTTCTTCGACTGGTGCGAGAAGAGGTTCTGGATCTACCGGAACCGGGGAGCGATTGACCCGGCTTACGCTTTGGACGCTGTCGCTTACGCAGCCGCGGTGAAGGGGTGCGCGCACGTCTTCGTGGATAACCTGATGATGCTCACCGGCGGGGATAACTCTGACCAGCTTTACCAGACTCAACGCTACATCGTGGAGCAGCTGAAGCGGATCGCGGTTGATTGCCAGACCCATATTCATGTGGTTGCCCATCTTCGTAAACCCTCTTCCTCTCAAAGCATGAAGTCACCGCCTGGAAGGTATGAGATCTCGGGATCCAGCGATATCTCGAACCTGGCGGATAACGTCGCTGTCGTTACCCGTAACCGGGATAAAGAAAACGAAGCTGAGCGTCTCCAAACAAAGAACGTCGGATGGGATAAGGAAGCCGACACGCTGATCAAGCTTGATAAGCAAAGGAAGAACGGTCAGGTCATCTGGCAGAAACTTTGGTTCGAGAAGAAATCCGGTCAGTTCTGCCTCTCTCCTGAGCGCCAGCTGATGGAGCTGATGCCGAAGAATCTGAGCGGGGCAGATCTCACCAGATCTCATCAGGCAGACGCTCTGGATGTGGCTGAGGAAGGATGGCTTTGAGGACGCGAAGAAATGATTTCAAACAGATTTATCGCGGAGACTCTCTCGGGAGCGGTCGAGAAGCTGGATAAGGAAAGAGCCAAGCGCCACGAACAGCAGAAGAAGTGCCGGGAGAGAGCCTGCCGGGCGAGAGCCGCACGGGAGGTGGCGATGAAGGGGAAGGCTTCCTCTTTCTCTCATCCTAATTTAAACGCGCCAGGAGCTTCGAAATGAGATTTTCAGTACAGAAGGGAGGCGAGGGAGAAGAGATGACAGGAAGGCGCCTTCTCGCCCCGGGAAACGGTATCAAAGGTAAGGATAGGAGTACAGCATGGCATCAGTAAATCGTGTGATCCTTCTGGGTCGCCTGGGGAGAGACCCCAAGACGAGCGACGCGCAGGGGCTGGCAATCTGCCGCCTCGCGCTTGCCACT